ATTAATCCACGAAACAAACTTCGCAATTAAACCAATCTTTGTGTTCTCCGAAAGCGTCTGCACAGACTCCACTGTATCATCTACAATGTTTTTTTGCAAATCCATGTTGCCTCCTATATCTTTACGAACAATTTTACCACTTTCCATCGTGTAATCCGTTTCCGAAAGACGATTTAATGCAGCAATAATTCTTCTACCAATAGAAGCCCACTGAGCGTCGTTATAACCACCAGCACTTTGCTGACCGCCTTGATTGTAGTAGCGGAAAGCCGCCATTACTCTCTCAGCGGTATCGAGCGGATACTTGTAATTATCGGGGTCAGCATACTGACTACGATTTTCAGGGAACCCCTTCGGAGGAGTCTTGTGGCCATAAGCCACTTCCTTCTCCATAACACCATCTTCTTCTGAGCCCTGAAGGGACTCAATTTCCGATAACATATCTACCTTGTTCATTCTATCGGCAATGGAATTAGCCCAAGTTCTTCCGGCGTCTCCGCCCCAAAGAGCCCAAGCAATTCGTCCAGCAGATGGGTAACCATCTTCACCGGGCGACCATCCCTGACCTTTCTTGTCTACCTCATGTCTTGCAAAGTAGCTCACCATTCTGTTGATAGTGCTAATTGATAATTCTTTGCCATTGGAGATATCACGAGCACGTGCTACTCCAATAGCCGTGCCGCCGCGATTGAACTCACGACGCCACTCAAGGCCCCTGCGGGCTTCTGTGCGAGCACCCTGAGGTGGCACGAAGCCTTCGGCTGCTTTGACAATTTCCGTTTGCACCATCTTAACGATAACGTCAATGTCTAACTCGTCAACGGAGCCAATTTCACGCATGGCATCACCATGCTCACACTGTGATTCATTAACTCTAGCGACGCCATGACGATCGCAATAAAATACTTTGTACTTGGCAAGATCATAATTAAGGGAACCATCCGAAGCCATCTTCACCATCGTGACCACGGCAGCGGGGTTCCCCATATTGTCTACAAGAGACAGTTCATTTAATTCGTATTGCTTGATCCGACGAATGGTTCTATTGTTTGACTTGTCGATGTCCTCTGAAGCTTTTACGATCCGTCCACCGACTGAAAACCCTTTAAGTGTACCGTCAAGAATTTTCTCCCAAGTGTCTTGAGCGCCCTTAGAAATGTAAGCGTCAACTTCAAATCCACGATACTCACGACCCTGATATGGAACGATGACCGGACGGTAATTAATCGCCTTGCCAACAGCCTTTGGAGCGTGCATCTCTCGGATGTTTCCCACCCAATTGCTGAACGCCTGCTCAGATGCTGAATATTCGATTAAGTCACCAGAGGGATCAATATTATCAGCAGTAGCATAGCCCGTCACAATGCGACGGGCGGTATCTACCTTGCTGAATGGGATTGATAATGTAATATCTTCTGACATATATTTAACTCCCAAAATTAGCGTGTGGCAACGCCAATGTCATGGGATAGCAACGGCTATGTTGTCTATATTACCATATCAGATGATAGTAAATATGTCAATTAGCCGAAAACAATATAGTCAACGCTATTGCCGGATGCTGCCATTTTTTGATAATTACCCGAGATCTCAATATAGGCTGCATTGTGCTTGGCCAGCTGAACCGTGTATCTATCGTCAAAAGTTGCAGTCGCATCGGCAGAGCCAGTGTGTTGGATAATCATCCATCGAGCGGTGCGGCTTGTGAGCGTAACAGATGCCCCATCAGCGCATTCTCCCGACGCAATAATTTGTTCATCTCTCATATTAACCTCTTTCTCTTACCCCTTGGGTATCTTGTGCTTCGCCACGTTCTTGACCTGTGCCGTCATTTTGAGGCGTAGCATTAGTGCCATTATCCTGTCCCGACTTCGGCGGACTTCCTGATATTGCATTTGTATTGCCGGTACCATCTGATTGCTTAGCCCCAGCCTGCTGCATCTTTACGCTAGTGGGGTAAGGTAGTACCTCATCGCCACCAGCAATTGAAGGCATTCCAATTTCACCACGCACCTCATTGGGCGTTAACACCTCAGTCCGCAGATATCTGTCGTGAATACGAGATCTCAGGTCTTCGTCAATAATATCAAGCTGCTCGAAGAAGAAGAGGAACAGATCGCTAAACTCTGTGACAATTCTATTGATCTTCTTCTCTGCAATGACCTGATCGGGACTTACAACTTGAGTCTTGAATGTCTTATCCGCATCACGAGCGACAGCCATATTGGCATTATCAAAGATGCCTACCTTGGTAGGCGGGACACGATAGGCTGAGACAATTTCGTCGCGATTTGACTTGCGGTATTGATCGAAAGAACCTTCTTGCACTCCCGTCTCAAGTTTCTCAAATCGGATGTCCGCATCATTATTTGCTCCAATAGTAGCAGGGATAGGTACCACGAGTGTTCCGTGATTTCTTCCTTTAACTTCTTTTTTGAAGTAGTTAATAAGTTCACGTTTGGAAGCTTCACTTAACTTGACCCCCTTGAGTACAATCGCATAGCGCGGAATTGCTTTATTCTCAAAATAGTCGATATTGTACTCTTTAGCAAATTTATCACCAACAATAGCAGAGATAACTGAAACCGAGGGCGGAATCCCATAGTAGGTGCTATTAGGGCTATAGAGCTTAAAGTGCAGAACCTCATTAGGCGATGGATCATTATTAATGGGATCTTTCATTTCAAGATCACCAAAATTCCTGAAGAAGACTGCCATACGATTAGCGAGCTGAACATAACCGTCTCTGTCTTTACGGACACGCATCAATTTGCTAGGGATGTGGCCGAGGTAACCGATCTTTCCGGCATTTGTACGACCAATTTCCATATAACCGTTCCCGGTCACAAGAACGTCAGTCCAAATCCTGATCATGGTCTCAGTAAAAGTTTCTTCCTCGTTAAAGCTTTCAAATAAAAGCTCCAACCGATCCATCTCAGCTTGATGCATTTGCCGAACACGCTCAGCTTTTTCAGTATTAGTGGCTGACTTGGATACTCTTTTTTGAGCCTTAGTAGTAGGCTTCCAATTGTATCCAAGGCCCACAGTATTCATCACTCTGGCATCGACTGTGGCATGCAAAAAGCCACATTCATCATACAGGGATGATAAAGTATCTAAGTCATATGGGGGAACAGCAACATTAAAGAGTCCATAGCCGTCAATACTGAGCGGGTCTTCGTATTTACTCTTAGTCCCGTCAACTCCAACAAGTCTTTTAATTAATCGCTGAGTCTTCTTAGATTGATCAGCCGCATTAACCTTACGAAAAGGATCCGTAGATACTTTTTCCATCTGCGGTTGAATAGCGTCGATATCAATTTCCGGCAAGAAGATAACAGAATCCTGAGATTCGTCCACTAGCGAGACTTCGTGCTTCATCGGCTTCTCCGAAGCATCTGTCGGGCTGCGTCGTACTCGTCAGGAATCAATCCATCACGCAAACGAGCGCTCTGGTCGTCATATTCGTCATCCGTGACCTTCCTTGCGCCAGAAATCCATACTGGTTTACCGATTTCTTCACCCAGCCAGTAATATGCTGACTGCCTCATCTTAAATTCCACTCTTGAGTCTCCCATCACACCCTCTAATGAGAGATATTTACCGTCTGCTCCAAAGTATGAACCATCTGGCATCTGCCATAAACACACTCCATACGACGATTCAGGAACTGCAATTGTGCGCTTGGGTTGTACTGAGCTCATATTAGTATAATCCTATCACGTTTTCTATAAAAACTCAAAATTTCTACGACTTTCGTCGCGATTTTGGAGTTTTTAGGATAAAAGTATGCACAACTTGACACTCATCACAGTAAATATTGAGCGTAAAACGGATATTTTTATGCTTGATATCCATCTCAAGTTGTTCATCACACTCTTTTGATACATATGTTGTCTTCAATTGTCCGACTCCAGTAGCCAATGATAGGTTAACCAACACCAAAAAGCCCAAAGTATAGAGCGACTTAGTTTGTCATTTCTAAAACTTTTAACTACACTTGTTAATGTAGGTCTTTTTCTAGTCTTATAGACAAATATATCATATATAATGATTGCAATAAATACGCCCCACCACTCATACGGGTAATGTTTCTTGAGCATATCTACATAATAGCACTAATCACATTTTGAATAGACAGTACCGTCAGGCAGATAGGCAATTTCGCAGGCTCCTTGGTGAATCACTTCAACACCATCCTCAACAGGCTCTGCCTGCTCATCAATTGCAGACAAAACCTGCTCGTGACGAGACTGATCTCGATAGATGGTGACACCTTTGCAGCCCATCTGGTAGGCCAGACGGTAAAGACGATCAGTTTGCTCAATACTGTAATGTGATGGAGCGTTGGTTGTCTTGCTGATAGCCGAATCTGTCCATCGCTGAATAGCAGCCTGCACCTTCACGTGATCTTCTGGAGCTAAGTCTTGAGCGGTTACACAATAATCGGGGAGATTGCCAAGCTTGAGTCCCAGATCCTTGATGACCGGCACTACTTCCACATGGACGCCAAGGCGCGATGTTCTTGTGTACTGCCATGAGAAGTATGGCTCAATACCAGTTGATGTGCCCATCATGGTACCCGTCGTTCCCGTAGGAGCTTGTGTAAGCAAGCAAACATTACGAATGCCATGCTCCTTTACCCGCACTCTTACTGATTCAGGCATAGCCTCCATAAAGCCCGAGCGTAAGTATCGCTCATCATATTTTGCGAAAGCCCCCTTCTCAATGGCAAGATTGATAGATGCATGATAAGCCTTTTCCGCAATAAACTGATAAAGCGTGTCTACAAACTCTACAGACTCGTCTGAGCCGTACCGAATGTTGAGACGCAGCAGCAACTCACCGAGGCCCATAGTGCCAAGGCCCACACGGCGATTGGAGCGGTGATTTTCCTCAATCTCTGGAAGGTGATAGTTATTGATATCAATAACATTGTCGAGGAAGCGCACGGCTGTTGTAATAACCGAGCCAAGCAGTGACCAATTCATACCGCGATCCCAAGGGGAAACAAACTTGGATAAGTCAAGGGCACCAAGCGTGCATACACCGTATGCTTCCAAGGGCTGCTCTCCACATGGATTGGTCGCAACAAGCGGAGCAAAGTACCAAGAATTCGACATCTTATTGCTGCGCTCAAGGAAGTGCAGGCCGGGTTCCGCTGAAGCCCAAGCTGATTCAATCAACAGGCTCCAAATGTCCCGAGCCTTTACTGTGTCGTAAACTCGAACCTCTCCGCCATCTTCCTGCCACTGCTGGAGGTTACCGGTCCATAACTCATCGTAGCGTGGGTCATTTGTGTCAGGGAACACTAAGTCCCAATCTGCGTCAGCCTCTACAGCCTCCATAAACGCATCAGAAATGCAGACACTCATGTTGGCATTCTCAAACTGACCGGGGGTTCTCTTTACCTGAATGAACTCAAAAACATCTGGGTGCCAGTCATCGATCATAAGCATCGTGGCACCTCGGCGGGAACCGCCCTGCTCAATCAGCCCAGTAGAAAGATTGAATACCTGCCCCCAAGAAACAGCACCAGATGAGATGCCATTCACGCCCTTAACATGAGCATAGCGTGGACGCAGGGACGAAAGATTGACACCAACGCCACCACCGCGGCTGTGGGTTTCTGCCATTTCCTTCACTCTGTCGAACACACCGGTCCTAGAATCCTCAGCGCCGGGAAGCACAAAACAATTCTGAAGCGTGAGCACATCTAAGCCAGCGCCAGCGAGGATACGACCACCGGGAACAAAATAGTCAAGGAGAATCTTGTAGAAATCATCCTCAACTGATTCTCGAACCTCTACATCCTCGCATGAGGCAAGGGCGTGAGCGACACGACGACGAACCTGTTCTGGCTGTGTCTCAAGAGGCTTTGAGATCAAATCAAAGTCTTGATAAATTTCCTCACCGTTGTAAAGTTGAACTGTTGCACCCTTGCTGGCAATCTCAGTAATCCAACCTAAATCTTTCTGCGGAAACTTGGGGTCTTTCTTGGTAATAACGAGGACAAGATCCCCAATAGCAAGATCGCCCTTCGGGGCTTTCTTGGTGTATCTGTCTAAAAAGATTTTATATCCTTGATAGCCCGACTTGGAAAAAAGCGCAGGGATCTCTAAGGTGTAGGTTGGTTCTGTCATTAAATTCTCCTTCTACATTGTGCGGGTGAATACCCAGAGCGAAATGTGTATCTACTGTACCATACCGGTTTTTCCAATTCAACAGAACACATTAGGAATTGTCAAAAATTATTTAGCAAGGAGGATTCCAAGAAGTTAAGACATTATCATTGTCTAACTTAGACCATTGATAATAATTTAGACTAGGATTATTGTAAGGATGCATGTATGTTTCCTTGCCGGGCTCGCCGCCCCATTTATCGATGTAATATGATCTATTTAACTCAAAAGCAAACGGAGGAACGACCGGAAGATCACTATTTGCATTCTGCGTCTGTGATCCATAATGATAATACGGAGCAGATACATCATTGAATGCATATAGTCCAGCCAGCTTAATGCGATAATGATAATCATTATCTTCAAAATATGCCGGAGAGAAGTTTTCATCAAATGACCCCACACGCGTCTTAATCGTTGGACGCACCATGAAACAAGCAAAGTCAGGACATTCCTGATATGCCCTGACATCTGTCTCGTACTCTAGGGCATGATCGGGGTCATCGAATAATCCACGAATGTTATTACCGGTAATCATCGCACAATAATTCTCTTTCTCCATCCGGAGAAAGGAGTCAACCATGTTGTCAATGCATTGCTTCGTAAAAATAATGTCATCATTGATAATCAACGTAAAAGAGTGGTGGCGCCATAGCGACCAATCTAAACCTTGGTTCCACGCAGCAGCCAGCGGTTGATCTACTTTATACTGTGGGATGATCTTAACTTCATAGTCGTAGCTGGTGTTAATACTTTCAATGGCCCGCACAGCCTTCTCAAATTGATTGAGCACTGGAATCACGATTCCAATTCTCATTATGCACCACTTCCTTTATATGGATTAAATAACGTTAAAAGAATTATAGGCCCCCAAAACACGGGAGGCAAGCTGAATGCAGCGATTAAAACTGCTGGCCAAGCCCACTGGTATAGACGGATGGTATCCGTTGCGATCACCAATGTTCCATAAGCGAGCAGTAGCGTTGCCATCAATGGAAAGGAAAGGTGCAGCGAAGCCAGCACCAGACCGCCCCACGGAGCAAGCATGATTTTCCAGTCCGTCCACATATGACTATGCGACTTCATACCGGCATCATAAGGATGATAAATAGCATGAATAGCATCAGGATTAAAAACAACATCTTCACCTTCCGCAATTCTCAACTTGCGGATGAGCGGAGCGATGAGGCCAATCAATAGTAACGGATTCCATGCGATAGCCGCAGCAAAAACTGGCGATGTTTCCTTGACGCATCCGGCAACAAGAATTGCGATGACGGCAATAGGCCAAAAATAATACGGCAGGTGAATAAAGGTCACAGAGATAACAACCAATAACATCGCTGGGGCATCTACCAATACAGGGACATCACGATTGAATCTCCACACGCCGCTCAAACCGAATACGCATAAACCACCACCCACAGCGGCGTACAGAGGAACACCGTACACCAGCAGCATCAGTATAGCTGCGGGGATTAGCAGAGCCGTAGATAACTCAGCGCAGGCCCTCCACCTTAATCTAGATTGTTTACACAACGCTGGGATTAGCCATCTGTAATGGAATGGTCTACATACGGTATCTCCACCGCCCATAAACCAATATCGCTCACCATCCGGAGACAACGGCACATCTCTATCCCACCGATTAATCGCCATTGCAGCGATACGAGTTTTAATCTTTTCTATCATATAACTGTCTCGCTAAACCTTCTGGGTAATCACGAATCGACGTAACGTATTCTGTATATTCTGGATAGCGGTCCATCTGATCGAACGACTGGTTGATAGCAATCGTTTCACCAGAGACATACAACTGATAGAAGTAAGACTTGATATCCATCGAAAAGAACCAATCCTCATTGGCTCCGGGCTGCCACGGGACCTCCAGATATCTTACGCCAGCAGACCAAACATCCATTGAAATAACACTATTTCCACCGATGTTGGCAGAATGCTGTTTACTGACAGTTACTTCTCCTATTACTTCTGGTTCCCACTCAACCCCAAGCCAGCCTGATTGTTCTGCTGTGAGAACTCCAAACTGGCCGAGATCGTGAATAGACCTGTAAGCACGTTCGACGTAATCAGACCAACCTTCTAAGTAAAGGACATCGTTGTCGCTGCGGTGGAGATGGGTTAAATCATGATGATGATCGGTCAGATATGACCATCCAATATTACAAGCCTTGCCCGGGAAAAAATTATCTTCATTGAGGATGACATGGATATTTTCTTCATCAACAAGAGAAAGCCAATCACGTGTTCCATCGGTTGAATTGTTATCAACAATAACCAATTCAAAGTCATGTGTTACCGTATCAAGATAGGATTCAATACAGCGCTTCGTGTACTCCAGACGGTTATACGTGATAACACAGCTACCCAATTTCATATGGCATTACACCTCTCATCATTTTACTTTGTGCGGAGTCAACGTGAAATCTATGTCTATCCAAAATCTCTGGAATGGGATAAAACTTATATCCAGCATCGTTCATCTTCGTCCAGAAAACAGCATCGGCGTGGCCCCAAAATTCAGGCCCCGTCTCCCATAAGCCAACCAGAGGCAATATGCTCTTACGATGCATAACTGAATTATGGTCAACTAATGACGCAGCATACTCCAATGGCCCCTGCGGGGCTCTGATGGTGGCAGGAACATCTGGCATTTCATCATTAAAGCAGAACTGGTAGCCATAGACAACAGAAATATCAAGATTAGCGTCAAGATACGATGCCATTACATCTAGTCTCTGTGGGTAGTACGCATCGTCGTCGGTGAGATAGCTAATATAGTCACCACTACATAATTTTAGAGCTGTGTTAATATTCTCAGCATATCTACAAGAACTTGCTCGCTCTTCATCGCTGACATTAGTTTTGAAAAAATAGATTCGATCATCTTGAAACTCTCGCATTACCATCTCAACATCATTACCGGGAGTGTTATCATCCATAACAAAAAGCTCCCAATTAGAGTGAGTTTGATCTAATACAGACTGTACTGATTCTCTTAACCATTTAGGTCTATTGTATGAAGTAAGTATAACAGATACTTTAGACTCGCTCATACAACCGATCTCCAATAATTTCAATAACCTGACCGGCGATATGATCCCATGTTTGCGTAGCGTGAATTACACGAGCCGAATGCATTGCTTTCTTCTTGTGATCTTCCCAATTATCTATAGCATCCTGCATGAGAAAATGTAGGTGCTCCAAGTCAGGCTCAGCCCACTGCCCCAAGTGAAGTCCAATGCCGTCAGTCCATGAGGCATTGAGCGGCATTGACAGCTCAGCGAAATCAGCAGTTGCTGTCAGGTTAGTAGCAATAGTCGGAAGCCCCGTCGCAATACCCTGAAACGGGATGAATCCGAAACCTTCGCCATTGGTTGGATACACTAAACAATGCGCTTGATGATAAAGCTTAACCAAATCTGATTCACTCAAGTCTGCCGTCACTACGGTTACCTGCGGATGGTTTGCAATGTTGCCACCGTAGAAATCACCACGACGCCAACGGGCTTCAGATACTCCGTTCGACTTCAAGATAAGATGCTTAGAATTATCTCCATCAAATAAATCTAAAAATGCATCCACAACTTTCTGGGCACCCTTGCGCTCGCTGGTGCCACCAACATGTAAAAAGATAAAGCGATCCGAAAGCGTCCGGTCATTGATGAACCAAACTTCAGGGTCGATACCGTGTGGAACTAAACGAATATCGTCGTGAACATTGAAGCTCTCAAAAACATCGACACAAAATTTCGATGTAGTCCAAATTTGATCTTGTTGCTGCATGTAATATTTCCACGTATCTGGAATGACTGTGGATTCCCAAGGCGTGTAACCAATTTTATATTGCTTATCTGTGCCTAAATACCACTCCGGCTGGACGAACGATACGTGGACTTTTGGATGAGGGCTATTGTATCCGACGTAACATTGCTGATTCATTAGGCCACGAATCAAGCCTACAGCGGCTACTCCATAGCCCATCATCGCCCCGAGAGACGGTGTAAACCACGATAGGGCGGCGATACCATCTTGAATCTGATTCATCCCACGCTCATCTACCAAACGCAGGCCGGATTCATCAGAAGTCATCTGCACTCAAAAGCTCGCCGGAAATCCACGACAAAGCCTTGACTCCCTTCGATGCCATGCTACGGGCTAACTCGATATTTACTTCCTCAACCACCGGGCGCTCACAATGAGCGCAAATCGCTGCTGCCGTTATCGTGTCATTAATCAAAAGAGACACATATGTTGGATCTATCACTACGGACTTGCCGCAGTCATCGCAGTCGATTACACAAATGATATCTAAATCCATTACCATATTATACCATCCCATACAGAGCCGAAGGTCGGATTCGAACCGACGCGCTCCCGCTTACAAGGCGGGTGCTCTAACCAGCTGAGCTACTTCGGCATACTTTATAAAAGTATATGTGAGTTAATGTTTCTTAATACTAACTCTAACATAGCAGTAAAGTTGCCGTTAGCTGCGTTTAATGCATCTTCAGCATTTTCATATAATCTTGATGTCAAGTTTAACTTGACATCACCGACAGAAACAACAGGAGAATAACCCCCACGGCTATCCTCAACTGCTTCTATACAGATTTCCAGTTTTTTACTGGTCTTAGGTTTACTTGCCATCCCTTAAAATCTTCCTTCTCTGCTTTCTTTAAACACTTCGAACAAACAAACTTAATTTTGAAGTGATAATCTCTCCGTATCTCAGCTTTATGTGAAGCGAAATTACCGCATCGAAAACATCGCATTGCATCGGCCTCCGAA